ACCCTCTGGCTTTAGAGGATGAAGATGAGTATGATTTTAAGTGGCACACAAAAAAGCTCCCTGCGAAAACTGAGTTCGGAAGGAGCAACTGGATTGATAAGGAAGTAGGTTATCTACATATAGATGATGCGCTACTCACTTTGATTGAACATAAGAGACACTAAGGACTCAAGAGTCCTTCATACATCTTAGTAGTGTTAAAACGCCTTACAGCGTGAGGTGTTCCAGGTCTTTCAAATCTTCTCATAAACTCTTGTGAGATACCTTCAGGGCTATCTTCAGCAAAGGACCTTCTAAGTTCTTTCTGATGTCCTCCTCCTATCTCATAGAAGGGCGTATCATTATAGATTGAATCATAAGCAAACTCCATTTGAGACAACCTACTGTCAGGCTTCCCTGTGGCTTTAAGGTAGTTGAAGTATGGCTCCTTCTGAGAATCAAACTGAAATACTCCATACCCATTCCCGTTCTTCTGTTGAGTCTGATAGTCTAAACTACCTCCTGTTTCAACGTGCATATTACCAAGGAGACCTGAGTGGCTCCGTGAAGGAAAACCTGCAGCCTCCAGGTCGTTTAAAGCGTCAGTAAATATTCCCATCGTTACCCACAAAGTCCTTTAAGTTTACCATATAGGGCTGAAGCTTTATTAGCATCCAATCCAGTCTCAGAGATAATCATAGAGATAGCCCCAGTGCCTGACTTATCTTTAGGCTCTAGAGTTTTCATCTCCCAGTCTCCCTTCTCTTTATCCGTAAGAGTAGAATAAGGATTATCTCTCTTGTCCGCATCAGCTTCCATAGAGACCCTATCTTCATCAGCACCTTTAAGAGCAGCCTCTAACCTATCATTAGAATACTCTTCATCTAAGTCTACAAACTGACTAGTGATGCCAGCCAGCTCATCATCCATAAGCTTAGAGTCTAACTCTTCTCTCTTCTTAGCAGCAGCTTCAGTAGCCTTAGCTTGTTGTTCTTGTAGCTTACCTACAGAATCATAACTAGAAGCAATCTCTACAAACTTATCAGCTAAAGAACTAAACTTAATTTCAGCGTTGAAGTCTCTTTTAGCTTGCTCTTTATCTCTTTGAATTTGCAACTGTTTAACAGGAGTACGTTTCTTAATTGCATCTTTATTGATAGCTGTCTGTGCATCAATCTTATTAGTATTTAAGTCTTTCTTCTCTGCACTCTTAGTATCTTGTGCGTGAGTGTAAGGATGTTTAGTTCCTGAAGTATCTGCCTCTGTCATCAGCATACCCTTAGTAGGAAGCTCACTTCCATACGCAGGGTTAGTAGGCTCTCCTGTCTCTAAATCATACCAACGAGGGTCGTTCTTCTCGACAACAAACTCTTCAGATTCGCTAACTTTAGAAGCTTCTTTAGTGCTCTGCCCTACCTTCATATTAGTAGCAGCAGAGAAAGTCTTAGCAGCCTTAGGTGCTGTCTTAGCCATATTCTCAAGCATAGCCTTCCAGCGGTCTGGAGAGAATAAAGTCTGATTCCCTGGCATCTTAGGACCGTTGTTTCCTAGAGTACCTTCAGATTTATATTTATGAAATCTAGTAATGTTCTCCTCGACTAATTCTGGTGTCCACTGGTATCTTCCTATTCCTTCGTTATTTCTTGTTGTCTTTGACATTATTTTTGGTCCTTGTTAGTATTTAATTGTTGGTTTTTGTGCTTCTTCTACTTTCTCAGTTAGGTATGAAGCTGCAAAATAATTAGTAGGTAACGCCCACATATAATCTTGTACTTCATCTATCTGTTTTGCATTAAGTCCATAGTCTTTTGTTAGTTTGGCTCGTACTGCTGTATGTAAACGCCCACCTCTACGATTGTAAGCATTTGCCATAGCGTGCTGGAACCAAGGAATATTAGTAATTTTAGTCATAAAGCCCATAAGTCCGAACACACCTACATCAGCTCCTGCGCGCCCACCTATTGTCTGACCTAAGTTACCTGCAATCCTAGCAAGTGCTAAGTTAGCTGAGATACTATCACCGCCTTTATTCTTAGGTATCGCTGAGTTTAATCTCTCGATATTATTCCAGAACTTACCTTGTTTAGGATATAGTCTCTTAAGAACTTGCATACCGTGTTTCTGCTTTAGTAGTTCAACTAAGCCCCTACCTTCTTTCTCTAGAAGAAACTTACCTGACGCTTCCTGTACACCTGCTAAAAGAGGGCTCTTATATTTACCTGGTTTACCTACAGCTCTTTCAGCTGTCTGTACCATATTCTCAAATTTAGAGAACTGAGACCAAGAGAAATCACCTGAAGACATAGACTTAATTAAACGCCCTGCAGCTGCTTCATCGTTAGAAGCCTCTAACATCTTCTTACCAAACTTAGAACCTGTCCATTCCTTCCACTTACCATAATCTTTCTTAAGTTTTGAGAACCCTTTACTATCAGCTCTACGTGCGGCTACATCTTCTATCTTAAGAAGAGAACGACGTAGCTCGTGTAATACATCTACATCGCTCTTAGAGTAACCAGCTTTAGATTTACCAGCTTGTTGCTCAGCATTCCAAAGGATACCTTTCATCTCTCTTAATGCTTGTGAAGGAGTTAGGTCACCAGACTCTAGTTTCTCCATAGTACGTAAGGCTCCACCTTCCATCTTTAGAGCCGTGGTGCTGCTCCATTTATCAAATACTCTAGAAACTTGTTCAGCTTTAACACCTATTAGAGGGAAAGCATCAAAGCGTTCTCTAAAGTGTGTCCCTATGTCACTAAATAACTTACCAGCTTCCTGCTCGAAGCGATGAGAACCTGATGCAATATCAGCTCCTTGTCTTTCAACAGCATCTGCAGCTTGTCCTACTACACCTTCAGTTGCTGCTTTAGTTGTGTATTTCTGAGGGAGTATCTTACGTAAGACCTCTCCACCAGCTTGACTAGGGTGTGTTATTACTCTTCCTACTTTACCTATTCCCTTACCTGATAACTGCGTAACTTTAGGAACTACAGCACTTACTGCAGCAGAAGTAGCCACTTCAGCAGGACTAATATCTTCACCACCTAAAGCAGACTCCTGTGCTTGCAACGTCAGGTTACTTAAGCTACCATAAGCGGCTGAAGTAGTAGCTGTAGCTAAAGCAGGAGCAAAAGCCTCTTTAATTAAAGCAGACTGTCCAAACTTAGCTATTAGTTTAGGGATATTACCTATACCAGTCCAGGTTACAGGGTCAGTAACTGCAGCACCTGCTACATCTTTAGTTTGTTCCCATAGAGGTCGAGAACCTTCACCCCAACCTGAAGTATTGTCAAAGAACTGAAAACGTGTTAGAGCATTAGCCTTCTCTTCTTCCGACATATTAAGTGTAATATCACCTATGTTAAGAGCACCTGCGGTTACATTACCAGTAAAGAAGTTCCAATGTTCAAAATCTTCCTCTACTAAATCAGCAGAAGAACCTTCATAGGACTCTCCAGTATCTTTCTTATATTTCCACTTTAAAGCATCTACATATTCTGTATTATACTTCTGCTCATCATAGGTCCTCTCTAATTCAGAGTCTTCTATCATAGTTAGAAGCTGGTCTGCAGTGTCTACATCTTGCTTTATGATAGCTTGCTCATACTGAGTAGCGAGGTCAGTTCTTAATTGCTCTCTCTCCTTCAGCGTATCTGTGCTCATTGCCATAACTTACTTTCCTTTAAGTGCTTGATGTCTCTTCTTTAAATTCTCTAAACTAGAACTAGAAGGTCCTGTACTCATACCTAGAGCTTGTTCCACCTCAGCTTGAGTAGGGAGATGCACCATATTCTCTTTCTTATGAGCCCAATCACTAAAGTGAATCTGCCAGCCAGCTGCTGTAGGTACTCTACGTGCAGCTCTCTCTTTAGTAGTCCAAGCAGCCAACTCTGCTGCCTTAGCCTTTCTAAACTTAGCATACTCTTTAGCAGTTCTTAATAGTAACTTATTACCTAACTCAGAACGCCCTAATCCTGCAGCTGCCTCTCTAAAGGCTGAAAATTCTCTATCTGACACAGCACCTTTAGTTTGTGCGATATATGTAAGGGCTTGAGACATTGCACCACTACGGAAGACTTCCATTTTACCTGCAGATTCTTTATCTAGACCTAAGAAATCAGCTACCTGAGCTACAGGATAAGCAATAGCCTCACCTCCCCAACCAGTGTAAATATCAGGTAAGATAGATAACAGCTGGTCGTAACGGGCGATATCTTCGTGTGCTGTAGAACCTGCTTCATAAATACCTTTACTTAAAGAAGCGTGTAGTTTAGCCTCTTCACTGTCTGACTCACTAGTACGTTTGTAATCTTTCGCATCAAGGACAGCTTCTTTATAACAAATGTTATCTCCCTCTTTACACCCTCTAATCTTAGCTGAAAATTCTACTGCTTTCTGCATAGAACCTCGAGAGTCTGTACCTGTTGTCAACTTCTGTTGCTCTGCCATAGAATCTCTAACTTGCTGTGCAATATCAAACAAACGCTCCTCATCAAAAGCATTAGCAATCTTAGCTAGTACCTGAGGGTCAGTTTCATCTTGACCAGCAAACTGTTGTTTAACTTTATTAATAGTAGCAAGCTTCTGCTCTTGAGGAGACTGGAAGCCTAAGCCTCCCATAATACCCCTACCTAACATAGAGCCTGCTTGAGATGCTACAGCTACAGGCACTCTACCTCTAGGAGCATTAGCATACTGCATAGCTCTTGAGGAGTCTTGTTTTTGTTGTGATGCTTGTACATCATAAGGATTTGAAAATAAGCCCATTATTTACTCCTACTAAAAGTTACTGACACCAACACCATCTATCATAGTATAACCAGGGGTGCCTCCGCTGCCACTGTTGCCAAACAAATCTCCCCAGTTACCTTTATACCCACCAATAGTAGAACCAATATTTCCCCACATACCTGCAGAAGCATCAGTACGGTCTCTAGAAGCCTGAGACACATCACCTAGCCTACCTGCGCCTCCCATAGTAGAACCAATATTAATACCTGTAGCACCATACTCTTCAGGAAAAGCACCTATTCTTTCAGCAGCACCTAAGCCCTCTGCTTGTCTCTTACGGTAAGCATCAATCATTTGCTGTGCTTGGTCATAAGCAGCCATCTGCTCTTTAGACCTTAAGTCTGCTTGTGTATCTAGAAGAGTGCCATATTGCTTCTGACCACCTGTGCCACCTAAGCGACCTTGGGCTAATAGTCTCTTCTCTTCATCTAATCTCTGCTCTTCAAACCTAGGCTCAAACATAGCAGCTTTCTGCTGATAGAACTTATCTGCTGTAGCCCAAGGGTCACCCTCAATCTCTCCTAAGTAACCTTTCTGTCTCGCTGAGTCAGCTAAGTATTGGTCGTACTGCGCTTGCCAATCTTCTGATAAACCATAGTCGACTGCTTGTGTTTCAGGGTCAAAAGTAGCCGAACCAAAAAGACCCTTTACATCCCTAGGCTTACTCCTCTCATAAGCTAATCTATCTCTCTCTTCAGCTGCTGATTCAGCCTTACGTGCCGAGCTTGATGCCATAGAGCCACTAATTAAAGCGCCTGCAATTTGTCCCCAGATAGGTTTGAACATCATCTTAGATGCCCACATATTAAATCTACCCATTAAGTTTGTTGGTGATGTATACATATTATTCTCCTGCTATGCTGTACGTTTCCACATATATACAGTGATATATGGGTTTAAAATGCTATGTGCTGCTCCGCCACCTACTGGCTGACCATAAGGTGCGCCTGTATTATTAGTTGAGATACCATTAGTATCACACCAAGTATTGACTGTACCTGTTCCTGTTCCATATATACTACCGTAAGACTGACAATCCTTATTAGGGGATAGATGCTTATGCTCAGGCATTTCATTTTCTGTCAGTGTATGTGTCTTACTGCCACCAGTCTCTTCAACTGTATTGAAGTCAGTATCCCCTGAATCTAAACCAACAAGCATCTTACCTTCTGCGAATGATGCCCAAGTACCCCCAAACAATGTAGCAGGACTAGTGCTCACAACAGAGGTGTACACAGCGCCTACAGGATATGCCTGTAATAAAATATTAGCAGGAGTATCAAAACCTGAAATAGCTGATGTGATAAATGCAGTAGTCGCTACCTGTGTGGTATTGGTTCCTCCTGGTGCTGTAGTGGCACTAAAAGACTCAGAGGCTGAACCATTAATGTCTGCTTTAGTGTTGACAGCAGTCTGTACCGCTGAAAACTCTGTATTAAAATCAGTACCTGAGATGACCTTATCGGGGTTACTATCAGATAATGAATCCTTTCCTGTCCAGTCGACAGTTACGTTATAACTACTCATCGTATCTTTCCTTGTTTATGTAATAAAGTCATATCTTGTAGGGCTGCTACAAAACCATTAGTTTCTGCAGTCATTACTATTTGTAGGTGTTTAGCCGAACCACCCATAGGAATACTATACTCTTTCAGCCCATAAGTAGGAGCGTAAGTGGCTGCTCCATATAGAGATGCAGAGTTACCCCATAAATAAGGAGTACCTGAAGAAGCAGGGGCTAAACCAAAGGACTGAGATTTTGAAGGCTCAGAGCTAAAGTCTTTATACCACTTAACACCTACGAAAGTTCCTTTGCCTCCACTGATGACAGCCTTCATCTTCTTTAATAGAGATGCTCGTACTGAATCCCCTAAGTCAATCCAGACTGTAGAGAATGTCCCTGTGTAAGAATGATTAGTCCATACTTGAGAACCTGAATAATCCTTATCAAAGTAACCCTCATACTTAGCGAGACTTCCTGATTTCTGTCCTATTAAGAATCCTTGGGATGCAGTGTATGCAAAGTTAAGAGGGTTTCTATTATTAGAAGTAGACCAAGTAGTGATACGTGGAGTGCCTACTGGAGTTTTATGTTTAATATCAAAGACATACATCAGGTCATTATCTGTGAAAGCTAATAAGTAGATGCCTTCACTTTCAATATAAATAGCCTTAGCTGTATCTGGATTGCTTTGGGAGATATGACGTACTAGAGTATCTTTTATTGTAAGTGAATAATCAGTTAGAGGTAAGTTAGCCTTCTCTGTAGTTCTAGCTAGAGAGCGTACACCTGTGTCAGATAGGAAATATAAATCATCACCTACTGACTGTACTGTATCTCTAGACACACAACCAATACCTCTAATGACTTCCACTAGTTGCATAGTATCAGGGTCTTCAGCACCAGTATAGAGGACAATATTCCTCCGACCGAAGATAACTAAATTACCAGCGAAGGTACTAATAGCTACGATGTCATCAGTTCCCCATACAGTCTTTAAATCTAAGACACCTGCAGCACCTGAGCTCCACTTGGTCTCTAGTAGAGTATCTGAGTAGTATAATACATCCGTCTCTTCAGTTACTCCTCCTACCCATAGCCTACCATAGTATCCCATAGAACAACTAGGGTCAAAGGTAGTAACTCCAGCAGGAGCGTGGTATCCAGCAGCATTCTTAAGCAGAGTCCACGTACCTGAATCATATCTGACAGCATCTTCACCTGCTTGTACACCTACTAGCTTACCATTAAAATTAGTGAAGTCCCAATCAGAATTAGTTGCTCCTGTAGCAAAAGCATTCGTCCAAGGTGTGTCTGGAGAACCAAAAGCTACTTCGTATATGTCATCATCTACAGCAGCAAATACTTTATTGACAGTACCGTCTTTATGTTCTACGACAGAACCTACACCACCATTAGGGTTAGCCAGTACAGCCTGTTTAAAACCTTTACGGAAAGAGATACGTCCTGATTCTCTGAGTACAATATTATCAGCTTTAGTCAGCCACTCAGGAGAGAGGACAGAAGGATTATGTTGAGTGTCTAGACCATTAATGCCTAGACTATCTAAAGGTTTATATGATAAGCCCTTAGCCGACATACCAGTCTCCTTCATACTCAGTATTACCATTATCAACCATAATTGCTTGATTCATTGATTCAGAAGCCTCTTGTGCGACTAAGCTTGATTGTGTTCCACCATCTTCACCACGTTCAGAGATAGCTCTAGCCCAGGCACCTAAGATTACTGCTTGTAGTGCAGGAAGCATTAGAGTATCTGTAGCACCTTTAAGCTCATCCTGTTGTCTGACAATATTAAAAGTCACATCCTCATCTGATATAGGAACAGGGAATAAATCTACATTAACATCAGCCTCTCTCCCTTCAACTACTACAGAACTACCATTAAAAGCGTAGTGAGTAGGAGAGCCTGAAGGAGCCGTAGGGAATACTTGGGAGTTAAGCCATTGATTGTTCGCTTGGTCTAAGTGTCTTCCTGTGTTCTGATTAATAACATCTAGGACTTTAAACCCTGTGCCAGCACCTGTAGAAGTATCTCCTAAGATGTACTGCATAGTTCCAGGAACTGTAGATATGGTAAAAGACTCCCTTAGAGAGAGCCAATCGTGGTGAGACTCTACATATCTCTTAGAGTCATTCACTAGAGCGCCTATTGTTTTATGATAATCAGATAGAGAGACAGAATCGTTCATATCACCTGACCAGTTGGTAGGAATAGTGTCTTCTCTAAGTCTGATTAGGACTTGATTTATAATTTCTCGGAAAGTCATTTGTACTCCTACTTGTGTTTAATATTATACCTTAAAAAGGGTTATTTGTCAACCTTGTATTTATCTTTAGCTTTAGCATACCCCTGTCTTCTAGTCAACCAAGGTACTGCAACGTTAGTTACTAAAAGGAAGGCTATAAAGCCATACAAGGCATTCATAAAGAGTGAATCAGCTACGTGTGCCACTGCCTGTTCTTTCGTCTGTATATCGGTAACCTTAGTCTCCTCAGCATCTAACACTACCTCATCATAAGCCATAGAGGTAGCCAGGTTAGCAACAGCAGGAAGAGGTCCTGCAATAACATATGCAACACCTGTGGTAACTACTGACTTTCCTAGGTTACGTATGTCCAAGGAAGCACATCCCGTCAGCAGGGTCAATAAGATGAATGTAGCCAGTAGACGTATCATTATTTCTTTTTACTGTCTTCTCGAATCAGCGAATATATCTGACCTAGCATCTTCTCAATCTTATCAATCTGGTGACTGAACTCATCACGATGTACAAAGTCTTTATGTAAACCTATCTGACAGCTAGTCATATTATTTTCTAAGTCTTTAATGTCACGCATTACTGACTTGACTATAATTCCAGTTCCACCCGATATGATGCTCACAAGAGCTAATACTATGTCTGTTGTTTCCATAAGTTATCCTACTTATGGTTTTGTGGGATAAGTAGGATTGTTAACATCCATATTATCTGTCATATCTCTTAATTCTTGACGGTACACCCGCATCTCATCTGTTAATGTTTGGTCTGCTAAGGCATAATGGTCTGTTGCTTTTAATAAGTCATTACGCTCAAATCTTATTTCCTCTAACTTCTGCTCATCAGTAGGGTTACCTTCTTGACCTAAAGGCTGAACCCAAGATACAGCAAGAGCCTTAATCTCTTGCTCTTGCTCAGAAGTCATTATAATCCTCGTGTCATCAGCAGTTAGTATGTAGTTCTCTACGTTATCAAACACTTCGGAATACTGAAAAGCAGAGTAGTCAAAACTTAATGAAGGTTTATACTCAGCGCCTTCAAAGAAACAACCATTAGTATAGGCTGCGTTGAAGATAATTCCATTGCTCTGAAGAGCGTCCCAATTTAAATGATATTTCATATTATTCCTATGTTTATTTTATGTAAGTGTACGCCACGCCCCGTAGGCGTTTCCAACCTTAGTTCTGATACTTCCACCGCTTGACTGCATTTGAGAATAGGTGTTTGTAATACTTGATGCGTTTGACGAGCCTGAGAATCCATTTGTTTTACTAAAACTCATCCAAGCACCCCAGTAAAAGTTCCAATGTCTTTCCCCAACGCCCGCGCATCTAAATGAAGTGCCGCTTCCTTGATAAGCAAAGCCTTGAGTGTAATCCTCACCAGTATGATAAGGTAGTGAAGTAGCGCTTTGAAACGTGCCGTTTGTATAACACGTTCTCCAAGAACCATATTGAAAGTTTGCTCTGCCTCTCCAATTACTACCACTCGTGTAAAGACCACTGCCATAATAACCTGCATAAGTGCTTCCACTCCAGACAGCACCGTACGCATTCCACGATGTGGTCCAAGAAGTAGTATAAGATGTAGTCCTACTAGTTGTCTTACTTGTGTTCCAAGAAGTAGTATAAGATGTAGTCCAGGATGTAGTAGTCGACTTACTTGTAGAGTGTGATGTATTATAGCTTGTAGTCCAAGATGTTGTTGTAGACTTACTAGTGTTCCTACTTGTCGCCTTACTAGTATTGTAGGTTGTAGTCCAACTAGTCGTAGTAGACCTACTAGTATTATAGCTTGTAGTCCAAGATGTTGTTGTAGACTTACTTGTACTTCTACTCGTTGTCACAGAAGTAGTCTTCATCTTATTCCAAATCTTTACACCACCGCTAAAGACTCTTGTAACATCTACATTGTTATATGTAACTTGGTCTAAAGCATTAAAATCTATTACTGTTGGCATCGGTCGCCTACCTCATCTAGAAAGTTATCTATCTTTGTTTTATAGTCATCTTGTGGATTAAAGACGTTACTTATACTAGAGTTACATAAAGCATTGAACATAGCTTTCCTGTCTTTCTTATTCTTCGACCAAAATAAAGTGTTTATTATCGGAGAGTAAGCACCTCTAAAGTTATGCCCATCTTCTTCTATTGAGTACAAGTTCTTGTCATTCATAGTCGCATAGATTGCTGACTCTGACGCTGTTGTTGTGTAGATGTTATCTGAGATATTAAATACGTCATATAAGCCATATTCTGCACCTATTAGCCTATCTTTAAAGATACTCTTCATTATCTTGGTATCTTCTTTATTCATTATAGGGTGGATTTTTGCGTATGCCTTGTCCTTAGCTAGTTTTAAAAGTATATTCTTATCCACTACGCTTCTAAGGATATTAGTCCCTGGTAAGACCACTAACTTATCAATCTTCTTTATTTTAAACTTCTTCTTAGCTGTGTACTTGTCAACAGGGTTTGAGAACATTTTGGAGTAATCTTTAGTATCTCCACTTTTTCTCATAGCATCAATCAAGTAAGCGTTGTATGCTTGTGTGGACTGAGGGTAAACAATAAGAGAACCCGCAGCAAACCCATAACCTAAAGAACTAAAGTCTAAAGGTTCTTCAGCCATAGTATCGTGAGATAACTCAACCCCTCGCTTCTTACACTCGGCTACAAGATAATCTTCGACTGCCTTGATTGCTGTAAGACTATTAACTTCAACGTTAAGTTCTTCAAAATGTTTAGTTATCTTCATTAATCATACTCCGTCTGCCAACTTGTAGTCCAGCTTGTAGTCCAAGTAGTGGTTGTGCTTTTACTGGTAGTTTTAGGTGTACTCCAAGAAGTTGTCGTTGCCCTACTAGTACCTCTGCTTGTAGAATAAGTCGTAGTCCAAGATGTTGTCCAACTTGTAGTGGTAGCCTTACTAGTGCCTCTACTTGTAGAATAAGTTGTAGTATAGCTAGTCGTAGTAGACTTACTGGTACTCTTACTCGTTGTCCTACTTGTTCCCCACGAAGTGGTATAAGATGTAGTTCTACTAGTTGTTCTACTAGTTGTCCTGCTTGTAGTAGGCATCTTAGTTATTAATAGTTAAATGTGTACCTGATATAGAGAACGCCCCTGGTCCTGTAGCACCTGTTGCACCTGTTGCACCTGTTGCGCCTTGAGGACCTTGAGTGCCAGTAGCACCTGTTG